GATTCCACATCATTGTGACTACTGTACATTCAGTACTTCCTCCCAACATCTCCTGTACGGTCTTGGTGGAAGTAATCAGGTCGTCGATTCCGTCGGTGACGAAGGCACCATAGTAAGGACTATCTTTATCTGCGTAGCCACTTCCTTCAGTGTAAGCTGCGTTGCTAATCACAAACGGATTGTCAGGGTCCACCAAGTTCTTGACTATAGCTCTATCAGAATCATTATTAGTCTTATTGCCAACTATAACTACAGCTTTAAGAGAGGCTAATACTTCTGGGTCGATGTAAGAACGGTCGGAACCGGAAGAAGAGCCACGGGAGGGCGAACCGATCCGGTTTAATCCGATCCGGTTAAGCCCCACTACATTTAAAGACACCCTGTTAAGCTTCATTGCCGGATTCGGTTACTGTTCCACTTAATACTTCGCTGTCACTTTCAACACGAATTGTCTTTGGATAGACTAATGCCGAAAAATCACAGTCTATGGTTGTCCCCGCATTGTACGCAAGACTTCCAGGCAAAACAACGGGTTCAAAATTCCCCTCACTTGTCGTCCGTTGAAGAATATTCACCCGACCGTAGTTGTTGCGTTCCAAATGAATATTGAAATCAGAATTTACCTGAAATTCCGCATACCATACGCTACTGTTCTTTTTGAACTCCAAATTTATTGTTGCCATGATTGTTCCTCCTATTGATTAAAGTTTATAATAAATCCCATCCGGCTTCTATGTCAGCCATAACAGCCGGAACTCCATTCTCAACACGTGAGATGGCGGCAGCAAAAGCGCACATGGTTGCTTTGTCGTTGATGTCCGGAACGTATGTGTTCGGGACTTGCATTTCGCTACATACACGGCTGATATATCCGGCTGTATTGTTCTCGTTCTCCGGTGCCCACCGCTTGATGAAGTCGGCAATCGTCTTACAGCCGTGTCTTTTACGGTAGTTTTGCAAGGTTCGGATAAGGGCACGGTAACCCCATTTCATTTCCGTAAACTGGAAGAACGATTTGTCCTCCTGCTTTTCTCTCAATCCCTGCCATTTATCTTTTGTGATCCGAATGTTACCCGGATTATTGTTTCTCAAACCTCTTGGTAAACTCATGTTTATTTCCTCCTATAATATCAATGTTAATACTCCCAATGCCAGACCTACGCAATCACAGATGATGTCTTTAATTGAAAACTCTGTTTTCTTGCAGTACTTGTCGTATACTTCCTTCAGAACGAAGATTACGACGGTTATAATGATTGCTAACCACAGTGGCGTATATTTCGATAGCCACATTACCAAGTTCTGGCACACTATAATGTGAGCCATGCCATCTATGCCGATCTTGGATAGAAGCTTGCTGGCTAAGGCGCTGATTTTATTTATTTGATTCATGTATTTCCTCTTTTTCGATTATATCCTTCACATCTTCCTTGTCAACCTTAAACACCTTCTTACCAAACACGCCCAAAGCCCCGATAAGATTGATGTTAATCCCCTTTGGCTTCAGTATATTCCCAACGATTGAGCATCCCTCTATGAAGCATACTAATAAGCAGGAGTACACATCAATAGGATATTCATTATGACTCGCTACGCTAATCATACAGACCATGCAGACGAAAGCAAAGTAAGTGACCATTTTTCCCATGGTCGCACGAATTGCGCGAGAGAATCTTACTTTATCACCCATTAGCATGCTTTTCCTTACTCCAAACAGGAGATCACAGAGAATTACCACACACGTAACAATCAGCCATGGAATCATATTTTGCAATGATTCGGCAACAAATGCAGTGGCTATTGCGGCAAAACTACCGGTTGTAGTATGTACTATTGCTTCTTTCATAGCTTTTAAATTTAAGAATAGAAGTAAGCGATGAAATCAGGCATCAGTGGATACATGCTTTCAATGGGAATACTAATATCCGTATATCGTTCAGTGATAGTAAGCCAGTCATTACGATAGGTATCCCGGATACTTTTTTGCATTTCAGTTTCTTGAACATCACCGCGCAATACTGCTTTATCGTACAAATCTACCGCCTCTAATTGGCGTTTTCGTTCGAACCGGGCTTTAGACAGTTCCGATTCCAAGGTTATTACACCATCGGCTACAAGCTGCTCACGTGTTTTCTTTACGATAGCACCATCCGAAATAGTTTCATTTGCGGGAAGGGATATTATTCCCCTTTCATACAGTTCTATTCGTGTGGCTTCACGTACATACTCCTTATCTCCGTCTTGTACGTAGGTGATATAATGCGAAAGGTCTTCTCCAACAAACTCTATCGCCTTACCCTCAAAATATGCCGGATAATCCTTTATTGGATGATCTTTGACTGCAAAAACAAGAGCTATACCTTTCTTTGCGTTTTCCCTGTCTAAATAAATATACTTTTCCATATTTTTTTATTTTAAATATTACGATTTTCTTTCCCAGATATGGACCTTGATATATGGAGGAAGGATGCTGAATTCCTGTCCTTCTCCAGTTTCAGCAAGGGTCCCGCTTAATCCGTGAGAATGGGTTCCGTTTTCAGACGTGGTTGGATTTGTATAGCTGGTATAAGGAGCAGCGCTACCAGTACTTTCACCTCCTGCTACACCTGATCGCCCCCAGCCATTTCCAGATACTGCCGAATTCGTACCGTAATTACCGCCATTATGCCCATACAGGTAGTCTGGATTACCATTGTCATTTTTATTCGACATCTTAACACTATGCGAGTGTGTCGGCTGTGTATGGCTATGGCTGTCTACCTGATGACGGTGATTGCCCGCTGTATGGGTGTGAGAACCGGATTCATCTGTTCGGGCTGTAAGTGAGTGAGTATGGGAAGGCATATTTTCAACACTTAACACAACCGAAGGACTTCCACCGGTTGTACCGCTTTCCTCCTGTCCGGAGGTACCGTAAAGGAAACGGCCCTCCAGCTTCTCCCAAGTTGTGCCCGGATAACGGACGGCAGGGTTTTCAGTAAACTTAGTTATAAATATTCCGCCCACGGGAACAGGAGGAGCTAATTCTGCCATAATTTTCCCCTGATCTTGCCAATCTCCATCATAATAAGCATAATAACTATAAGGTCTTTCTCCTATAGCGTATAAACCATCCTCTGTAGGACCATTAGGGTATGCTAACCTTAACTCTTCTAAGCTATCATAATGCCCTAATATCTTCATGGATTTATTCGCAAATGTTTTAACCATATCAACCATCAGACCGCCAACACGCAACGCCGTATTCGCTCCGTCCTCTTTTTCATCTCTGATTTGCTTTGCCCTATCTAATAATCCTTCTGCTTCCATATCATTCTCCAATTATTCGATAAACCGTTCTATTTGCCTTCAATTTCCCTCCACCATTATATAGAGGGAAGTCATTTTTGCAATCATTCAAATACTGTACACACTCTTTTAAATATCTGTCCGCAATACTGAATGTATCATTGTAAGCCATAACTTTCTCTTTTATGTCCGGACGGGATGAATATTCAGATTCTTTATTTACAAATCCAAAACGAGTAACATTGCCATCTCCATTTTTTACGATACGGGCATAAGTATAATAAGCAAGTGCTGTTTTAAGACCAACAAAGGACTGTCTGACGCCGCACTCGCTATCATATTCCCCACCATTAAGAAGAATATTATATTTTTCAGGATGCTCCTTTACTTCAAGAAATAATGCATCTCCTAATGCACTCTTGATGTCAATATTTTCAGATTCACGAATATATGTCTCAATTTTAGAATCATCCAAATGAATAGACATATCACGGGAAAGTTTAGATACCTCCTCTGATGTTATTAGATACTGCTGCATTTCTCACATATTTAAGAGGTTCAACACTGTAATCATTTGAAGGATTAGCCACTTCATACCAACCGTCAAAAATCTTTTGAAAAGCCCGTTCAATCATGCGTTGTTGTTTAGAAACAATAGAATTATAGTATTCAAAAGCATCTTCCAAAATATCACCAGAAAAACCGACTTTACCAATACGGATGCAGTACCAAGGTTCTTGACCATACGCAGAATATATTCTTTCTACTACACTCGCATCCGTAACGGAAAACTCTTTATCGTAATTCTTTGATGACAGATCGACAAACTCCGGTTTTTCTTCATCAGAGCTAATTTCAACTTCAAGCACCTTTAATGAGTTAGTGTCTCCCTGTAACTTTCCTAGCATATCAGAAAAACCGTCATTATCATTTAAACCTGATGAATCCTCTCCGGCAATACTTTGTCCTTTTTTGGTTATAACAATACCGGCTGATAGAAAATTACAACGAACATTTCTAAACTTCACGTTAGCTAAGCCTTCGTCTGTACTCATTTCTGTTACAACTCTATCAGCACGTGAACGAGGGTAAACATTTTTTCCACCTCCGGATAACCATAGGATCTGCCCTTTATAATACTCAATACCACCAGCAGCTTCTATTTGAGATAAAACCACCTCTTTTCGAGGATTGAACACATCTATGAAATCAATATTTTCTTTCTTTACTTGAAGTGGTTTGCCAGCACGTGTCTTTTTGCCGCTCCAATCCGGATGAACTGCTATTTTTGCAACATACCCATTAGAAACTTCTTCCAAAAGCCTGCAATTTTCAAAAGGGACATAATTCAATTCACATATTTCTCCAAATATGTTATAATTGATATGTAAAGACATTCCGTCAAAATCTCCTACGTCAGGACATACAAGAGCATGGATATCATCTACGGTGTCTCCTTTTCTATTTACGACATATTCAGAAAAACGAATGTCTTTAAATCCGTTACCTTCGATAAAATTGGCATATCGCTCTGCACATTCGCTTCCGGTAGAGCTTGCAGCAATGATATTGCGGAGAGTTTGAGGGTAAAGGTTGTCATCTCCAAACCCTTGTATTCCAAACTGACGCAAGTAAGATACATCTACTCGGTTACTGCTTTTCTTTTTAAGGTCCTTTACCCTCATAATGGATTATTTTTCTTCTGTTTTCTCTGACTTTTCAATATTCTCCTCTTTCTTTTCCTGCTGTTTATCCAGCTTTTCAGCGTCTTTTCTTTTTGCAATTATGTCTTTCGCCTTTGAAAGATGATTGTTCAATTGTTTTTCGGTGATTTTTCGTCCACCAAGCTCATAATTTGTAAGTTCGGCCAGCAATGAATCTTCTGAAACTCCACTATCAAATGCTTCAACAATAATTGCTATAAGTTCATCGCTAATAGATTCTCGTTTCAGTACACGTTTTCTTACTTTATTCTCCCAATCTGCAGGATAGCCTGCAAAAAACATGATACCTTTTGGATTATCCGACAAATAGTTTTCTGCAAATTCATCGGTAATGTTCTCATTGGTATACATTTCCCCACTTCCAAACTCTTTTTGTAGGACAACACCATTTTTCAATATGTAATTTGATTTTTCCTTCATTTTACCTGTTTTTTTTAGATGTATATACATTTCAATCACAGCATCATGGTAACAGTCATTACAAGATGTTTTGACGAAATTCCTTCCGAAAACGTCTCTGTACATTAATTCAATGTCAAGTTTGTCGGAAGAAGAGAGAACATCACGTTCTCTCAATTCTTCCAACTTACCAACCACTTTTAATAATTCCATGATTTACCCTCCTACAACAGATGTAAGAGCATCTACAGCCGCTTTAGTTGTTTCATAACTTGTTTTATACAAGAATAAAGCGGATTTAGGAACTTTCGTTTCCGTAAGGCTGATAGACCAACCACCATCTGTGTCTTCTGAATACTTATCATTGCTTATTTCCGCAGCTTTTAGGCCTTGATAATAGCCATATACTTGGAATGCAGAATCTCCCGGATTAGTTTCCTTTTGCAAGCCCTTGGATTTATTTTCCAGAACAACGACAAACTCCCCATTTGCTAATCCGTCAATAATATCACCACATACATCAGGGTCATTAGCCAAAACGACCATATTAACGGTGTTAGTAAATGTATTACGATATGTCCCTGTAGCCAACGCTACATTTGTCCCTGTAAAAGGAGTACCGCCATAAACCACAACTTTATATGCTTTCTTGCCGGATTTCATCGCCAACGTTTCAATCACATTCTTTCGAGTTGAATTGAAAGTGGTTGCGGAAAAATCAACATCAGATCGATTAGCAATAACGCCTTCCTGTTCTATTCCCGGAACAATAGGAACATCGCACGACGGTGCGATGTCCTTTTTGATTAAATTGTCACAAACTCCTGACATAAAATCTCCTTTCTTAATAAGCAAGTTGGAACAAATTATCCTCTCCAATCAGACAGCCAAGGCGACCAGCTGAATAAGCCTTGGTTACTCTTTCATCCTGATTGAACCAAATTTCCAAATCAGAAATAATTTGATTTGCGGGAGAACCAACAAACAGCTGCTTTGGAGAACCATAAATCGCACGGTGAGGAAGATTCAGCTTAATTCCATTGTTCTGGTATTTTTGAATAAAGCGATCCCAAATAGAAACCCTATATACCATAACTCCATTGTACTCTGTTACATCCAAACCTTTAAAGATTTGTTCCCATGTCAGAATCTCTTTGTATTCACGTTTCAAATCTTTGGTAAGGGCATCGCCTAAAGACTTAGTACAATAAATAGCAGCACCTTCCATTGCAGCAATACGAGGATCAGCGTTTTCAAGCAATGAATCAAAGATTCCGATTGCAACATTGGCCGTTTTAATTCCGCTCAATTGTGCTGCAGTAGAAGCTTCGCTGTTGGCTGCAATATTCACTCTTTGACCTGTATTGGCTGCACCGATGGCAAATAATTGTTTCCAGAAACCATTGCACGGTTTGAACAGTTCAACATCTACCCCATCTGTGATTTGTCCTGTTGACACGTTTTGAGCTTCTTTGTCGCCAAACCAAATAAAACGCCAGAACATGCGCTTAATTGCAAGGTCAAGAGCCGGATAAATGATAACATCCATAATCTCCGTGCTTGTCAAATCACCAATATCTGTACCGGTCTTTAACGCATATTCAGCAATAGTGTTCATGAAGTCCTCATAACACCATTTCAAAGGAACTGACCATTGTCCAATATCCCATGTCTTTTCCGCTGCCTGTACAGTAACATCTTTATAAGTAGGATTACAGGGAGCACCAGCCCAGCCTACATCTTCCATTTCTCCAGTCCATCCAAGTTTTTGCCCGTTCTGTACATTTTGAACAAACGTAAAGAACTGCTCCAAGGATTCATCAACAAAGTTCGTCAACACTAATAGATCACGCAAGCTTTTTACCGCTCCGTTATCCTTCGTCAAGTTTTTTACTGAATCTAAAATATTCATACCTTATACCTTTTTTGAGTATCTCTTTTTATTTTTATCTCTCGCTTCTTCTAACTTTCGTTCCACCAAGCTCACCGGTTTTGTTTCTTCATCTTTCTTTGTCTGTGGAGTATACGACCGGCCTGCAGGCACATAAGAACCAGTGGCCTTTTTTAACCAAGCTTCTCCACCTGCTTTTTCCACAGCCGCAATGATACGAGCATCGGTTTCACTCTTTGCACTTGATTTTAGAGAAGCGTTCTCTGCTTCTAGTTCTGCAATACGGTCTTTCAAGGCTTGTGTATCTTCTTCGTTGGAAGAAGGATCCTTAATCTCCGTAATAACTCCATCAACCACGATAACCGTGCGTCCGTCTTCTAATACAAATTCACCATCAGGAGAAGCCGGATCACCAACCTGAATTTCTCCTTCCTCACGTTCTACAGTCAACTCATCACCGGTTGATGTAGTAATTACCATTCCGACAGCTTCAGGAGTTTCCTTTACTACCCCCAAAGCAACACCAAGCATGTGAAATGCCTGTGCAACTGTCACTTTCTTTGCCATACTTTCAATATTAAGATTACTATTAAGCTCTGGTTTGGATGCAGATGCAGATGCAGAAGCAGCCGGAACAATAGAAGACACAAATCCCAGCTCAATAGCTTTCTCTGCATCAAACCAGCTATCTGTTGCCATCTGCGCCTCTAATACTTCTCTTGATTGTCCTGTGCGATCTACATAGAGATTAAGCATCTTTTCTTTTTCTGCTTCCAGATCGCTTTTCAATTCTTCCAATTTAGCCAAAGTTATATCCCCAATTTTTGCACCGGACGGATAATAAGGAGAATGAATCAATAGCTCGGCATGTTGATATGCGCTTCTTCGTTCAAGTGGTGCAGCAAGTAAAATTACTGTAGCCATAGATGCAGCATTTCCTACAACCTTACATGATATTTCCTTTCCAGAAGCACGTAAAGCATCATAAATAGCATAAGCTTCTGTGCAGTCTCCACCACAAGAATGAAGCTCAATATCTATTCTATTATCATCGTTGGGAATCCAGTCTATAAAGCCCTGTATATCAGGGAAAGAAATTGAATCGTTACCTGTTAGCCAATATTTTACCTTATCAGCATCAGCAGCAATGTCTTTGTTAATGTATAATTTAGCCATATATCTGTAATTGTTTGTAACAAAGTTACTAAACCAGATACGGCTATAAGAATGTAGGACTAAAATTGCACTGAAGTAATCGTTTCAGTAAAAAAGAGGGTGAGCAACGCCCACCCTTAAACTATAAATCAACGTTAGAGGAAAGCTTCTCAATAACGTTGTAAACCATCCTTTCCGATATATTATATTGATCGGAAAGATATTGCATTATGTAAGTCTTTTTATGCCCTTCTTTAATCATCAGAGAGTACTCCTTATATAAATCCAAATATTTAATATCGGAAACATTCAAGGATTTGTCACACATCACTTTTAAAGCTAATGCATTCATTGATAATAATTCGTATGCTGTCATAGGCTACCTAAATTTTCAAGTACTTCAACTCGTTTTCCAACTGTGTTTATTTCAGTTACAGATACCACCGGATTAGGCATCATCTGGACTCCTTTTGCTACAGCTCTTGCTAACATATCCTCTCCCATGGTCTGATTACTTGATGCGGTGATGTTTATCGGAACACCGCCTCCCATTTGGTTAAATGAGGAAAGTATCGGAGCGAATAACTCCGTAGTTCTTGCTGTCATTACCGATTCTCCGTTACTTAGTTGTGCCGGTATGCTATCACTCGTTCCGGTTCCCGGCCCAGTAACCAGTCCACCGGTTGCAAATTTAGCTGACTTTACGGTTTTAATAGCAGTTGCAATATTGGCAAGGATAGTAGCGACAGTTGTTGCAATAGCTGCAATATTACCTGGGAAAGGCACTGATTGCGCCTGTGCAACACCTGCAGCAATTGCTTTTCCTGTGTTTACTGCTATTTCTCCCAAAGCCAATACCTTAGAGAATTTAGCCAGCCCTTCATTACTTTCTCCTAATTGTTCAGTCAAAGATATAAGCCCTCCGGTAATTTGAGCAACTGCATCATATTTAGCCTGCTCTATAGCAATCTCTTTATCTGTTAATTCTTGCTTTGCATCAATGTATGCATTTTCAGCCTCTAATTTACGCAGATTAAATGCCTCTATACTTTCACCTTCCATTTGTTGGATGGCATCTAATTCAGCTTTTCTTTGCTCAACTTTAACACGGAGAATTTCTTCTTCATTTCCATGCAATTCTGCTATTTCTGTTTCAAAACGAAGCCTTATTGCCTCCTGCTCTTGTTTAGCAATATTGGCGTTTCGAGTATTAATCAATTCTTCCAACTGCTTATCATATTTTGCACGTATGGCAATTTTCATCTGCTCGGTAAGTTCCGTATTTGAAAGCTCCAACTCTTGCTGTGCCAGAAGTTGATTCATTTTTAATTGATATTCCTGTTCGCTCCCCTCCTTTACAGATTCTAATTGTAAAGAGATAAGTTTTTGGCGGTTTTCAATTTCCTTGGTTATCTGTTCATCTGCCAACTTCTGCAGCTCAATTTTATATTCTTGCTCTTTAGCTTTAATTGTAGCAAGTATGGCGTCTCTAGCTTTAGATGTAAGATTCTGTTCCTCTTTAAGTTTCTTCTTTAAATCTTCAATCTCACGGGAATATGAGAGATTTATTTGTTGGCGTTGCTTATCGACTCCATCTTTGACCAAAGACAACATAGCGTCTTCTGCCTGACGGATAGCTTCAGTTTCTTTGTCTTTTCTCTCCTTGACAATACGAGTGTATTCTTCTGCTTGTTTTTTGGCTTCTTCAGCTGAAGCCTTGTCTTTAGCAGCAATCTCGTTTTTTATAGAATTTTCCTGTTCTAATAATTCACGTGTTTTATCAAACTGCTCCTTTCTCGCTTTGTATACCGCAGCTTCCAATTTTGCGAGTTCATCATTAGCATCTTTATTGTTTTGCGCCCATTCGGACTCAATTTGCAAAGCTTTCAATTTACGTTCTGCTAATTCCACATTTCTATCTGCTTGCTCCTGCTCCAACTTATTAGCTTTTTTGACAAATTCTAGTCGTTCTTTATCTGAATAAGTTTCTTTGTCTTTGGCCATAGTACGAAGCTTAGAAACTTCTAATGCGTCTTTTGCGTTTTGAACCTCATCTTTTCTGGCTTGCTGTTCTATTGCAATCTTTTCTTTTGCCAAATCAACTGCTTGCCTATTAGCATCATTCAGTTGCTTATACAATTTCCCCAATACCGGCAATTTTTCAAGTTGGGTATAAATCCAGTCATTCAGCTTTGCACCAGCTTCTACTACAGATAAGATTGCTCCTGCAACAAACTGAATAACGCTTAGAAGTCCATCCAAAGCCCTTTTTAATGGAGCGATGATAATACTCCATCTATTAGATGCTTCCTCACTTGAATTAATAGCCTTTGCGACCGCCATAACAGCTAGAGCTATAGCAGATAGGATTGCTACAATAGGATTAGCCAACAAAACGAGTAATTGCTTAGAAAAAGCCTTAACTGCTACTGTTCCCGCATTAAATGCTCCTTTCAATCCTCCGGCTCCTTCTTGCATTTGCATTAGTTGTCCTATAAATGGAACATTGGAAGATACCGCATTTTTGATCGCCTCTTCATAACTTCCAACACTTCTATAAAATCTTTGTGTTTCTTCTTCAGCTCCTTTTAAAGAATCTGTAATATTGTTTATACTATTCTTTAATTCTTGACCTTTGGCGGCATTTCTTTCCGCTTCTGAAAGACTATCGTACTCGGCTGTGAGATTAGATAGTTGAGCACGAAGTTGTTTCAGGCTTCCTTCTTGTTCCTGCTCAATCTTTCGGTTATTCTGTATCTCTTTATTGAGTACACGAATAGCCTCTGTGTATTCTTGTGATGCAATTTTGGTTTCAGTCAGCTTTATATTATAAGCATCACGACTGATTCTTCCTTTCTTTACATCTTCCGTTAATGTTTTCTCAACCTGCTTTAAAACATCAAGTTGCTTCCGATATTCTGCAATCTTCCGGATCGCATCATCATATCGGACTTTTATCTCTAATACTTTTTCTACTGCATCTTCTGCCATAGTATTACATTTTTAAAAGTTTACACTCGCATATATCGTTTTCTTTGGTCTTTATCTCTATGATAGCCAGATAACAACCATATTGAGCCAAATAAACCGGTATATCCATCTCTAAGTCCCGTAACTCGATACTGTTAAGACGGATATACTCGGTCACTACCTTTGCATTATTGATTAGTCCTTTGTACGTCTGATAGTTATTTGCAATTAAGGTAGTCCATTCTAGCCCCTTGAATATTCCCTTCGTGCCATCAAGCAATAATATCCGGGGATTTGTTTTGTTATACTCCAACTCTCCTTCCTCGTTATAAGAATAAAGAGGAATATAAGCAACGCCTCCTTTTGTACTGCAGGCGGAGAAAGGCAAAGTGATGGCATCACGTTCGTACTCAATCGTGGCATCATCAACCTGGATATTTCCGTCATAGTTTCCCATGACATTATCATCTTCTTTATACCGGAACCAGTTGTTTTGAGCAATGTTATCAAGGGTGTACTGTAAGTTTCTTGGCGTTACGCTATTATAAGCCATTATCACACGATTCGTCCAGTCTACAGCTTTAGATTTGTTTGCAGACAGATTATCAAAGGGAATAAACTTGATCCCGTTCTCGCCATCCGGTAAGGCAAACAAACCGACCATTGAGGCAACGGCTTTAATGAAGTCTATTTGCTTGATGTCCGGAAGATTGGGAACTAAGGGGAATTTCTCACCAAAAGATATTTCATTACGATCATACACCGTTAAAGACAATACGCTACTACTTGCTCCTGTAGCAATGGCTTTTATAGTAAAATGCATAAATTCGTCAGATTCAATAGATACTAGATCGTCAAAATTGAAAAGTAATCTAACGTTAGGAGCCTCAATATATGCAGCATAGTTTTTTCTTTCTATAGTAGATACGCTAGATATATTACCAGAAGAATCAGACTGTGACACTCTCAAATTCAAATACTGGTTATTTACGTTCATCCCAGAATTGTATCGAACCAACATTTCAATAGTTCCTTTAACTTTCAATGTGATAGGATATTTGGTATACAATCTATCTCCATAAGGACCACCAACACTTGCATACTGTTGGGTACTATCTCCTATATAGTTTAACTTTAGATAAGAAAAAGTGCTTTCTACTATCACATATCCAACCATTTTCAAAAAAGATGGGAAAGCATCATTTATCTTCTGTGAATCATTTCTCGTTAGAAGAGGAACAATCATTTTATCGATAAAAGTCTTTTTATCAGAAGGGAAATTAAACGTTACTCCGCTTTCTTCTTGAATCTTTTCTAAGATCCATTTGACAGTAATTGCCGGATGATACCACACATTCGAATCACCGGAATTAAATCCGTAATTAATCAAGGGAAATTGCGCAAAATTACTCCCTTTATTGTTCCATACTACCCAATCTGTTCCCTCTTCTGTACCATATTCCAAATCTGTCAATTTCTTATCACTACTTACTATTTCCGCAAAATTAGTTACATTTCCCCAAGACAAAGCAGTTTCTATATATTCAGACACAGATAACAAAACAACATTCGCATCTTTCACAATTATTATTCCATTTCGTAAAACATTCCCTACATGTTTAAGATATGGGAATTTAGTAGTTGAACTGGGAAGATGTGCGCACTCAATCAAAGCCAGATTCTTTGCTGTTTTAGGAAGTTTTATCGTATAACTGTTATTGCTCACAATCTTACTAATATCAGTGAGCAGATTGCTTTTATAGTTCAGGCTAATATCAGTATCTCCAACATCAACCTTATCACCGTTAATATATAATTCGTCTCTTGTCATAGCATCTGTGTAATAGTTTCCGGCATAGTTATTTGAATTTCAAAGTCTTGAAGGTCTGCTCCATTATCTGTGAATGAGCCAGCTACAATATTAACCGGTATCCAGTTTTCATCAATATACATATCGACAATAGGAGAAGAATGGATAGAAGATAACATATTGAATGTTTCTCGTTCTACGAGCGTAGCACAAGCCTTTCGTGTCGTTTGATATGTTTTGCCTTGATAACGGCTCATTCCATTGTAAACGTATTTTATATTGCTATAATCAACGTTTAATTGCTCCCCTTCATTGGAAGATTGTCCGGTCAAGTCCCCCTCTTGGAAAAGCCAATACTGAAGGAATCCGTGACGATCCAACCAACGTAGATATATTCCCTTAGTGCAATCATTAAATAGAACCTTGATAAGAACAGCATCATCAGGAAGAGGTTTAAACGTCCGATCGAAAGTATATTGAAATGTGCTGGGAGCCTCTGGGGTATTAAGTATCTTAATCATGCCGAACTCCTTTGCATCCTTAAATAATTCGGAGAAATCTTTGTGTAATAACCCTGTTTTTTCAACTTCAACAGAGGTATATTCTTCCGCATCATATCTTACATTTATTTCTCCATTGCTGTAAATGGAAATAGTAGAAGGGAAGTTTCTAAACATAGTAACCGTCCTTGAAGGGTTAAATACCTCCCCTATATTCATAGCTCCCCAAATCACATTTATATAAAATTCAAATGTCTGACCATCAACATCAATTTGAACATGAATGTTTTTTGAGTTAGGTCTAGTTGCGTAATCAAATCTAAGTAGCGATCTTAGATATTCTGAAATGTCGATAGATACCTTACCTGATATAGGATCCCTCATATCTGAATAGTCGCCAACATAAAATATAACAGAACCTGTTAAATTATCTATCGTTATAATTTGCGGATTAAAAGCAAAACAAGTTTCGTCCGGATATGTTATCGTATGTCCATTAAACTCCTCTGTTCTCATTGCTATTTAAATTTATATGTTTAATATCTCTTTCGAATATGCCGAAAACTTTCTCCATGACAGACTGAATTGTGCGTTCTATTTCTTTTGAGTAAATATCATCTCTACCTCCGTCTCTATAAAGTTGCGTGCCCTCTCTTGCAATCTTTCTCGCAATGAAATAAGCGAAAGTTTTAGGTTTCTCCACTCTTATCCCTTTAGTTTCTACCCAATCAAGAATTATTTTATAGAATCCCTTAGGAACTCTTCCCGGCCTTCTTCCGGTTTCTAAGGTCCCAAAAGCTTTTCTTCCCCAAAGAATACCGCTGTTTTCTGTTATTTCAACCCGTAAGCTGGCAATAGTTTTTCCACTAGCTTTTTGCCTCGCTCTTATGTGATTGTCGATTATCCTTTGGCGGAGATCGATTAACTCATATTTTATAATTCCTAATGCTTCATCCTTCTCTGCCATAAAGCGAATCCCTTATCTTTTTGAATATTTCACCTATAGCTTTACCGTAACAAAGCAAAAGACCTTGTTTTTCTTTCAACTGCAGTTCAATTGCAACAATAGCCACATTAGAATCCAATCCGTCATAAGTAGTAGAATAGTAAATATCTCCTTCTATGTACTCAAATAATCCACTTTCATTCAAGCGAAGTATAAACTCCTTAGCATAGCTTTTGCAAAGCTCTACTTTTTGATCGGCCTCTGTTCCGTCAAAATCAAAATCTATCTTATCCATGAAAGCAATCAAGCAATTTGGATAATCTTTTAATTGATTTTTGTTCAGGTTAAATCGTCCGGAAACAGGAAGTACATTTACCACTGCTGGAAAAGGAAGCTTATCTAACCTCAAATTGGCGGTTTGCCAATTATCAAAGACATAGGTCAATCCCTCCATCTTATCAACTACGCTTTTTATCTTTTGCTCTACTGTTGTCATTATAATATCATTTTGTTATACTTGTCCGGTGAATAATTTTCATTTTCTTTCAAAAAACGTATCACTTTGACAGTTTATTATTTCTTGCATATACATCCTGTAATCTCCTCTGAAACTTTGCTTTTTCAGAATCAATATCCAGACATTTGTAGATACGAATCCACGGAACCTTTTCAACATCTTCATGATTGGCAATTCCCATTCTTAAAGCGTAATGGTCTATCATTCCAAACATTCCAAATGACAGCTTCTCAACTCCGGCCTGTTTTTCTTCCTTTGTCGGTTTTACGCTTGTGGAAGAAAACAGTTTATTTATCCGGTCTACCTCCGTTATCACCCACATGGAAAATCCTAGTATAGTTTCCGCTTTTGCAGATAATATTTCCTTTTCTTCCATACAAAGAAGCGTCTTACAAGGAATCAACGCAACATCTTTAGAATCTCCCATAGACTGAAGCATTATCAACTGTCCCATGGTTATATCATTCAAATCGGAAGGAGTGCGTTTATTCCCGATAAATTCCGGCTTTGAAAGTTCCTCAATCTGCTTTCTCAACCCTTCCTGATCTCGGCAAACATCACTCTTTATCAAAAATTCTTTTACTGTCATATCTGTCCTAACTTTACTTTTGGTCTTTGTGGTATAGGTTTAATTCGAAAGAACATTGCCATTATCAACATATCCAAATAATCAGGAGAACGACCTAATATCTCCTTCATTTTATCTTTGCTGATAATACCTTTCTTTCTAGTATCAGCATCTATATGATCCTGTTTTAATACGCCTAATTCTTCCATTATTTGCTCTTTTTGATGTTCGGAACACACAACCCTTAAACTCCGAGAATTAATCAATTCTGCAAGCTTAAAAGCGCATTCTGATTTAAGATTATCATATTCTGGGTTTATTGGCCTACTACCTCCGTGAAACTCTTTGATTCCTGTCAAGTAACTTTCCAGGTAGGATCCTAATCCGTCAGAGTCTACAATCGTCATACTACGAGGAATTTTGCACTCTATCATCATATTTTTTAGATCGGTCTCAATCATCTTTCCTGGACTGAAATCTTTATCTATTCGGATAGTACAAACATTTCCGATCCAATGCCCGGCCACAAATCTATCACGCCCCTTCATTGCAAGGTCAGCAGAAGCGGAAGAGATGCCGACGGCTTTAACATGGTCGTTTACAAACAAGTCGCATATAGCATCGTATTCGCATAGTACGGCTGGATCACTATCATATTCCCAGTTTCCATAAAGCAAACGCTCTTTTGTTACTTTGTCTTTTGTGTTCCGTAAAGATTCAAGATAATCATCTGTTGCGTATGGATTATCCTGAACTAATGCGGGGATGAAAGCATAAGGAGAATATAATTTCCCTTCTTTCCATGGTTTATAAAAGTCTCTATAAAGCCAATTCTTTTTAGGATTACATGTTATTAATATTTTCCCCTGTATATTATAAACATCATTTAAATGTCTCCCTATGCGAGTTTTAAGGACTTCAAAAGCTAGGTAATGAACTTGCCCAGCCTCTTCTATCCAACCTCCAGTAAACTCTTTAGATCCCAATCTTTCGTACATTGGATCTTTAACCGGATAATATGTCAGATCAAGGAAGATTATTTCTGAACCATTATAAAATGATATTCCATCATCCGTATTGGTAAATGATGTGAATCCATGCCACTTTGCAACTTTATCAAATGTGACAGTTATTGATTGGCGGCTATCTTTTAAATTATTTCTTCCCGCAAACCAACGTGTGCCGGGTAAGTAATAAGCGCATTGCATTAGCCATTCACAGCCCAGCCAAGACTTACCACCTCCACCGGCTCCACCATACAACAAAAATTTCGTTTCATTATCACGAAGATAATTGTACGCTAACCTTTGCTTTATGTTGACTTTACTCTCAATCATTTTTCTTTGCCTACTTCAGGAGTATATGGTAAAAAGTTGAATCCCTTAAACTCTTTGCCTGCATTAGTATGATCTATTTCTTGCTTGTCCGCCAATCCATTAATACGAGAGACAATATTAGCATTAAATGCTCCGACAATAGCACCTTCTAGCTGTTGAGACTTGATTATGTTTTCTACACGTGTAATGACCCCAAAAAAATCTTCATGTCCAGCTTTCTTAAATTCTCTCCAATATTCCTCACTAACATCTAAATAGGAGCATAATCCTGTTAGAGTATAGGGGCATTGAGTAGGAGATTCCTCCTTTTCTTTATTTTTACCCTTTGTTTTATCTTTTACTACTTTCCAAGGGTGCTTATCACAATAAGCGAAATATTCACAAGCCGCTTCCCACAATAAATCAGGAGTAGCAAACAACTTGTCACGTCCATGTTTACTTCTTAACTTCCAAAATTGGTTTCCTTTAGGTGCAGCACACATCTTTTCTTAATTTTATCCATTTCACAAACTAAAAATACCGAATAAAGCCCTAATAGGGCTTATAGTAGCATACAAAACTATTGAAGTAACTATTTCAGTAACCTGCAGCTTCCTTCATACATTCCGCCAGTAGGTTGCTGTCTGCTTGGTTCATAACTTTGCTTATTGGCATTGCTATTCCTCCCTTAGTCAAATAACACAAACTCGTAAGCAAATACAAACGGATTACTTTCCCATGCGCCTTTGCCGGAAACTTTGTCTATCAAGAACGAAAAAGCTTGTTGAGCTACATCTGTTGATAAATATCCTCTTTTTGTATGAGGGGTATGATATCTCTTTATTCCATTATTATCAGTATACGCATGAATAATTCCTTCTTTCAAGCAATCTTCATCTGATATATCCTGCAAACGCTCTATTTTTACATTGGTTATCTTTATGTGATGCTTACAAGCATACGACTTAACGAACATTTTGTTATTCCATCCTGCGGAATTCTTCATGAGGCCACGAACGCTTAAATCTTTCGGATGCCTGTCTAGTGAGTCTGGGGAATAGCCTGAATCCCTATAGCTTTGTGCAATGGCAACAACTTCGCCAAACTTGTAAAGGGGATTATTCCATCCTGTAAAATCTCCATCTTTATTTTTCCACCCAAATGCACCAAATAAAGGAGATACTAGGTTCCCTTCGTTATCATAATCTTTAGATCCAAAAACGGGAAATACAATATCCCAACTTTCATCAGGTCTATCGTATTTACAAATCCTTCTCGTCATAGTCTTCCGACCTTCCAATACGGCTTGGGTTAAGCCAAGTTTATCATTGAACATTATTTTCTTCATGATTATTCCTCCCATTCTACTCTAACCGTAGCTTTGTATGTAACACCTTTTTCATTGACTTTCACACGCATGGCTTCTTCTTTTGATTTGTGAACCGCTCCAATACATCTTTCCATGAATGTTTCATATATATTTATCCATCCTTCTTTCTTTATTCCCTCCATTAATAAATCATTTGAGGAGTCTACTTCCCCATCAGAAAATCGTCCTTCTTTAGTAAAAGAAGCGGGATATTCTTTGCCATTATCGCTTTTAAGTAGAGCAACAATAGGGAATCTATCGTTATCTGCATCAAAACATATAATTCTAGCTCTAAATCCTTCTCTTGTGCATAGAGGCGCACCTGCTTTTGCTTTTTCTAAATCAAATGGTTTCATAATTTTGTATTTTATATTAGTTCAATTGCTTTCTGTATTCCAGCTTCCAATGCTTCTTCGTAGGTGTCCCACTGACCACCATCGTTAGGACCTTTAAATATTCCATCGGTTATATGAGTTCCATTGTCAGCTTTGCATATATCATAGCCATAACCGCAAGCGTTTCTAATGATGGAAATATGTAGGTTATTTGTTTCACGAAGCCATTTCTGGGCTAATGATTGTGTTGGGAAATGATAATAGTTAAAGCCTTTTTGCAATAATATATTCAAAGTGTTTATCGTTATAAGTTTATCTTCCATTTTATTCCTCCTTTTCTTTAAAGTGTTCTATTAGCTCTTCTACAGTAGCCTTATGGAAATTACCTGAAATGATTGTTGCATTCATCCAGTTTATATCCCAAAAGAACATACTGCCTTTTGGTTCTATGAAATAATGGTCGTTACCCACAGTATCATCATAAGAAACACTAAGCAGTGAATCTGCTATGAACCATTGATTTTCATCTGTATCATCCCGTAATGCGGCTATTGCCAAGAAAAGTTCTTCATTAGTTCCGCAATCAATAAAACTACCTATTTTTTTAGAGAGAACATTTATATCATCATCGTTCATTGAATAAACCGAAGCATATCCATGTATAGTAGTATATAGATTATGCCAACCTAAATATGGATTGCAATTGTAGTCAAGCTCTTTTAATCTATCTCTAATCTTGGTGGTATTTTTACGAATGATACACGGTGTTGTAAATCCCATAGTTATTTCTCCTCTTCTTTAGCGTTATCATCATAAATGAAATCAGCAGAATCCAATTGCGCTTCTGAAATAGATACCTTATTTTCATTCTGCCATTTCATAATTTTATTGTGTATTCTTCTATTTTCACTATCTGTAATAAATCCATGAATATGGAGATAAACACGACAAAGGTTCGCTATTGCTAACTTTTTTCTATTTTTCATTATTATTTCTCCTTTCTGTATCTTTTAATGACAGTCCTTTTGTTGAAAATCAGTAATTTTATCAAAGCTATAATTAGTTTTAATAGCTCTGATTTGCCGACAATGATAATGTTAATATCATAGAAACCATCATTGCTCATAATGTTATATCAGTTCCTATATGGATTAAGACACTTAAAAACAGTAGTGATATTTGTTACTTTCTTCATTTATTTTTCCTTCTTTACCAATTCAACTTCCGTCGGCTCTTCATCTTCCCATTTTACTTCGGGAAATAAAGAAGAGTCTAGCTTATAGAAATCATGGGGATTGTCACTACATAATTGCCAACTTTCCGAATACTTCACGGGTTGCTTCTTATAAAGGTACAAATCACCGTCTTTGTCTCTTGCTACATACATATTAGTATCCTTTCTTTAGTTCTTCAATAAGAGCATCAGCACAACTAACCGCATATTTAGCAACCGCTTTAGGCATTGTATGTCTCTCGTTCTCCTCGTATTCCGCATAAGCACAAGCAATATCAACCTCCTCTTTGTCACTCAATATTCCTTGCATGGCTGATTTAGCTAATTCATAGCGTCTTTGCTCCCAATCAATAGTTTCAAAATCTTCAAAGAAGTCCAATTCTGACACTTTGAAATACCTACCTTTCACTAAGGCAGTACCATCATCATATAAATCCTCAATCTCCACAATTTCTCCAGTTGTTTTTATTCTTGCTTTCATATTAGTCTCCTTTCTTCTTTAAGTCATTAATTGCAATATTCCTAATACTTCTAGTGTCAAATCCTTTATAAGTCAACGTTCCTCCATAAAACTCAATAGTGTCTCCTTTAACAGTAATAATCGTTCCGCCTTTTAAACGACCAGCCATATCATCTTTACAAGATAATAGCATGGTTATCATAAGTATAATTAATACAAATCTCATTAGTCAATCTCCTTTCTCTTTAATCCGTTCTAGTACATCTCTGTTGGCTTCAAGTATTTCATTGAAAGACGGGATTGGCATCCACGCAAGTATTTTATTAGAACCAAACTTCCAGTCTTTTTCTCCAAGATAGAAACTTTGTTGGATTTGTATTCTCCCTTCATATTCATAAAGGACTAAAACTTCTTCCTTATAGTTTGGCAATCGTTCTTCTACACTTATCCACGGTGATTGCTTTGCATGCCATTTTGCACCATATTCAACAGCCTCTTTTATCAGTTTCATGTTGATGAAGTTTTCATCATAAGGCATTTCGTAGCAATCTTCTGCGGCTTCTATTGCAGCTTCTTCTAATGTCTGTTTCATAATGATAGTTTTTTAATGTCATCTACTGATAATTTATCCTTCCCTTTGGCATATTCAAAGAACCCTACTACAGGACATACACATTCGGGAATAGTATAATCATCTGTTTCAGGTAACGTTACCAATATACTAAGTCCTACGCCATTGATATATTCGCAAGAAACGAATTTATCAAAGTCGATATATCTTTGCGCCTCCTTAGCTATAATGTCACAATTCTTTCGATATTCATCATAGCTTTTGATAGTACTATTAATAAATTTATCTATATTCATTTCTGTTTTAGTTATTTAGTTACTATTGTTCTATCACTCCTTACCACTTTCATCTTAGGCTTCTTAAACTGTTTGTCGCATGATGTATAAGGAAGCCAATACGATCTATCTTCGTAATAATCTAAGTCGATAGGAACAAGATGAAATAATTCGTGATCGAAATCTACCCCTATCAGCATACATTCAATATCTACTTCTGGGTGCTTTTGATGCCAGATAATGATCTCACTATGTCGATAGGAGTAATGAATAAATTGATTGCGGGTCATGATTAGATCATTTTTCGTTTTTCAAAAGAGTAAGAACTTGGTTTATCTTCCGCAGATGGGCTACTGTAGAGGTAAAGGCGTAATGGTATTCACTGTATTTGCTCATTTCTAAATTGTTTTACTCTAATTAAAATACACCTCCATCACAGGCATTAAGAATAGTTTCTACTATTCTATCACTTTTCATTCTTCCATTTTCGCCCACTCCATCATTATCATCCTTATCAAGTTTCAAGATATTTAAATTTCCATCAGCAAAGAGAATCAGATTCTTAGGTTTCTTTCGCATTAATTTCTTTAGATCTTTAATCCACTCTTCTTCTTTTTTCGTTAGTTTTATTGTTTCCATTGACAATTCTTTCTGCTTTTTGAGGGTTAATACTTCTTCCCGTGCATCTTTTCACGGAGTTCGTTATATCTCATTTTTTGTTCGATGTGCCAAAACAGATCTATTTCAAGATGCTTTGCAAGTCCAAAAATTGATACTATCATATCATTTACAGTTGTAGGAAAATCAAATAGTCCATCATATCTAACAGGAAGCGTGGAAATAGCATATATAGTCTCTGTAAATGTCTCACTGACACAAGAGTCAGCAGAATCATCTATAACATCTGAATTAATATCCTTCATTGCAGGTTCAAGGCTTATCCCTCGAAGCCCAGCCAAATCAAGTAGGTGAATAACGGCATCAGCTAACTCTTCCTCTATTGACCCTTTGATTGTTTCATTGTATGCAACTTCGTAACCGCGCTCTTTGGGAATGTCTGGGTCTAATCCTTGACAAATGCGGCTGTTAGCAATCTTCTTATTATACCAATCAACATTGGCTCGTTTACCTTTTCTATCAGCTTCCACAGCCTCCATGAGTTCGGATATAACAAGGCAAAGACAGTGCTCGTTGCTCAATTCTTGATCGTGGAAACCATGTTCACAAGCGGTTTTATATACCCTATCACGGAGGGCGTTCAAATCTATTTTACTCATATTTATTTGTTTTTCGCAAATCCTTGATAATTCTTCAAGAACTTGCAAGGTTTTACTCTAATTGATTCGTATATACTTACCTGCGATATCGCAAGTTCTTAATATATCGGCATTATCTTCACCGAAAGCGATTAGGATACTTCCGCAACCGGGCGAATCTCCACGAGTCCCATCAGGTCGGAAGAAGTTGAACTATTCTTGCAAGTCCCACACTTCCGTTTATTCCATTCTGATTGACCTTCCTCGGAATACCGTTTCCAGTCATAATAAAATGGTCGTTCTTTCCAATTATCGCTCCGGTTGTTGCATCGCTCGCCATTGGTGTTGGTAACAATCCCATCTTTGCCGCTAAAGCAATCGTTGGGCGTTCCTTTGCATTGGGTGAATTGCTCTTGTTTATTCTTCCCGTTCCGGCATCTATCGAGGTCGGTGTAGGCAGCATCATTCCTGTGCGCAACAAACCACACCCTGTCTCTTCTATGGGGCGCTCCGACGGCACAAGCCGGAATAAGCAACGGTTGGACGGAATATCCTTCTCGCTCAAGGTCTTTACAGATGGTTTCGACAACATACTCTTGTCGTAGCAATATTCTTTTTCGGTTATCTTCTCCGAAAAGAGAGGTTTGGCTTCCCACTTCAGTCTCCTTGCCGGGCTGAACCATCGTGAGGATTCCAGCAACGTTTTCACCAATAACCCAAGTGGGTCGGATTTCTCGTATAGCACGGAGCATGTGCGGCCAGAGGTAACGGTTATCATCCGCTCCCTTTCTCTGACCTGCGAGGGAAAAAGGCTGGCAAGGAAATCCGCCTGTGAGGATGTCAATTCTTCCCCTCCATTGTCTAAAGTCTGTTTTTGTAATATCTTCATAATGTTCTGAATCAGGAAACCAATATTTTAGTATCTCGTTGCAAAAAGGGTTTATCTCACAGTGAAACAGATTTTTCCAGCCCATCCATTCGGATGCAAGTTCCGGAGCTCCAATGCCACTAAATAATGAGCCGTGAGTTTTCTTCATTATCATTCATCGTTTAATTAATAATATTATCCATCAGGTGGTCCGCTATCGCATACACCACCAGGTAAAATAAGATGTTCACTCCTAGGAGAAGGAGGAGGTTTAGGAGTATTCTCATCTGCGGGAAGATCCTTTCAATTCGATTACATTAAACATCTCTTTCACTCTATCAGCGATATAATCACCGTATTTGTTTCCAAACTCTGTATCAGGGTTCAAGTTGGTAGTAGCATGAGTTACAAATTCCCTTCTGACTTCATAACGAAGCTGGAGAATAGTTTGCACTACGTTAATACCGGTCCCATAGTGTTTAGAGTCGACCGGTTCCCTCCCCAGTTCATCTATTGCTAGATTACACATACATTCCCTATCAGTATATTGAGCAATACCATTCATCCCTTTTTCGGCATATAATAAAGCTATCTCTATAGCACTAGAAAATTTAAAGCCTAATCTATCGTTGTTGCATCCATACCGGTAACGGTTTATCTTCCCCAGGTAACGTTGAAGCCCCTTTATTAAGACTGATTTCCCAACTCCTAAAGGTCCCCATAAAAGCAAACCTTTTGAAGAATCTAATAGATTGCTTTTACACCAGACATAATTATACATCTCGGATAGAATATTTTTGTTGCGTTCATCAACGATAAACCCCGGTTCCACCTCTTTCATGGAGTTTATAAACTCTTTTTTCCAAAAGCATTCTATCCGGTCCTTTCCCCAATCTATATCCTGTCCATGAATATGATATCTAACCGAAGGAGATTGATTTAATTCCTGCTGACTTAATTTCACCACTGGGATTATCTCCCCGATTGTTCTGATTGTTTCCATACTTCAATTTTAACCATTCTTGATAATCACGTTCAGTTCCCGTAAATACAACCCCTGCCCAATTAGATTCAATTGCTCTTTCAATCTGCCGGATAGCAAACTCTTCTTCAAATTTGGAAAGTTTATCTAGCGAAAGCTGCAAAGCATAATTGAGTTTCTTCTTCCACTTAGGACTTTGCCGAAGTGTTTCCCATGCCGACATAAAAGCTATTGATGTAAAAGGAAAGATTAAAGGCTTTTCATCCCCTTCTTTCTTCTTAGAACTTTTAGGCTTTTTGGGTGGGGTGCTCTCGTGCGTACGCGCGAGACTCTCTTCTTTGTTTATAGTTTTAATATCTATAATAGGTGGGATTTGCGTTTCATCAGTACCATTTACCGATGATATTACCGGAGTAGTATTTTTATCATCGGTATTTTCATCAGTACGTAGTACCGAAGATATTACTGCGTCGTTTACTGATGATTGAGATTCCTTTCCCTGAGAATCATCGGAATTTTCTTCGGTATTTTCATCAGTACCATTTACCGATGATATTACTGATGTTTTCATGTCATTACTTAATATTGTCAAGAATGAGTAATAACATCCTACCCTCTTATCTCTACATGATTCGAAAGATATTAAACCTGCATCAGCAAGTATTTTGCGTGATTTTCGTAGTGTTTTATCCCATATATTCAATGAAGTACATAATACAGAACTACGAGCCTCAAACACCTCTTTCCATCCCTTTTCATTGCAAATAGATATTAGTTCATAATATAATGCCTGATCTATTGCAGTGAGATAAGTATTATTTCTAATCTTCCGAAGCTTGGATATTAACTGATAACTATTCATAAACGAAAATATCTATTTGCTGCACATTCATCAAAAGACTTCACACGCTCTATTAGACGCTTTTGTTTGCGTCTAAAGGACAAATCATTATCATACCTATTGTGACATTCCCGGCACAATCCAACTATATTCAAGGGATTTGTATAGTGTTCGGGATACATGCTTTTGGGAACTAAATGTGCAGCATCTACAGCCGGTTTACCACATATAACACAATAGGAAGGAAGGTTTTCCTTAATCTTGGCTATTTCTCTGTTACGTTGTGCTTGTTTAGTACTAATCTGTTTCATATAAGTTATTTTAAAAATAGTTCCCGGATACCGAACCAACGGACACCGGGATTATTTATTTACCATGCTTCATTGCATGACAATCTTCACATAGCGTTTCAAGGCAATACAAGAACTCTAATTCATGACCTACGATAGAATATCCCGCAACCTCATAGACTTTATGATGAATCTCTAAATTGTAGGTTTTACCGCATACTTGGCAACGATGCCCGTCACGAATACGAACCTTTCGTTTCACTTCCTCCCAATATGGGTTATTCTTCAGGCTCTTCCGATACTTCGATGGCCTCCCCTTCTTGTGTGCTAGTCTCGTCATTATTTTCCTCCTTTCTCCATGGACTTTCTTCTATTGGAGAACGATGTAATTCATGTCGTTGAACAGATGTAGATTCACCGGTTGATGAATCAACCAAATCCTCTATCCATTGTTCCAACCAAACATCATATCCATCTTCTTCCCATACCTCAACAATATTCTCACCCTCACCAAACTGACGAACATTTTTTCGTGTATCCTTGAAATCAATATTAGGAAGATCATAACCTAATTCCTTAAATGCTTCCTGGTTCTTTTCTCCAGAGTTAAACAAGTCATTGTATTCGTGTTTCGGAATTTCCTGAACCAATGCCAAACGAAAAGCATCATTCACCCATGAGTAATACAAATAATACCCCATAACAGGGATACGGAAGGTATCAATCATTTTTAGGGGATAATCTCTAACTCCTTTTTTAGCAAGATTAACAAGGTCCTTAAATTGGGTATGTAACGCTGAAATTTTCGCTTCAAACTCCTTCTTTTCATTATTGAATTTAGCTTTTAACGACTCTAATTGCGCTTCTAATTCCGGCATCTGTTCTTCCGCAATTTCACCGTAATTAGCACGAATAGTTGAGATTTCATAATCATCCATCACCCGATTGGCTATTACATCTTTTTCCTGAATGGCAATAAAGTTCTCCGCCAGTTTCTTTTTTATATCATCCATACATACACAATCGGGAAATATAATCTCTGGAAACTTTACTGTTGTTGGAAGTTTGAATTGAACTTCTTCTGGAGAGTAGTCTTTTAAATCAATCATTGTTTTTTATTTTAGTTAATCATACAATATCGTCAATAGCAACCGGATGAAGCATTTTCTTACTCCATTCCGGAAGTTGCATATCAATAATACCACGGGCACCTTCTTCCGCATTAGCATCATAGCCGGGGAACCACTTCTTTTCAAAGCAGTCCTTTACGATGGAAAGAGCATAGTGATATTTATATTTGCCATTTGCAAGATCATCAGGAGACCAGAATAGAACAGCAACATCAAAAGGCTCAACTGTCTGTAACATTATCATTATTGTTACATTAAAGTTTCGTCCTGTAATACTACTCATTACTTCTTGGTACATTCCTTCTGAAAGCTCGTATTTAAGCTTCGCACAATCATAGTAGAACTTACCGAGATCATCGGCTCGTGTGGTCTTGAAGGAAATTACAGCATTTACACCAATATTTTCCTCTACATTAAAATAATCCGGCCTAACTCTAACATCCAACCCTGTTTCTTCATCCTTGCCATAAAAAGACACCTCTGAATAAGCCCCTTTCAATAATTGGGGGATAATACCACCACCATACCAATAATAGTTTCTCTCAAGAGCTTTTATTATCATACTCATATCTTCACTGATAAAGGAGTAACCCAGATCCAAACATTTCTGTTTTTTATAATCACGGTAATCTTTAAGATCGCTAAAGTTCCATTTTTCAGAGGGCATTTCTTCTTCGACATCTGGAACATAGTTCTTATCATTTGATAATAACTCGTTATAGAACTTAATCATAACTATTACACCGTCTTTGGAAGATTGATTACATTTAGGTTCTACTTTGACAAGTTCAAATAAACGTGGCTCCAAGAATGCCATGTGGGCAAATGTGCCTAGTTGAAAACAGGGCTTTTCTTTTTCCTCAAATACCCTTTCATAATCATAGTAAAATGAACGAGGAGTCTTGAGGGCATTTTTGAGATTAGAAGAAGAAATATGCTTGCTTTTCAAATACATCTCCATTGGATCTCGCTTAACCAGTCCGTTAACGCTTAATTCTTTCAAATCAATATTAACGGGTGGCTTGTGAGAATTTGAGTATATAAAATCAAGCATTTCTTCTTTGGTAGGATAATCTTCCGGATTATAAGCAGAAGGGTTGAGTTCTTCCCCTTCTGCAAATCCATTCAAGTCAAATGCTTCCATTAGCCGGCAACAGGTAAGTTTATAAGCAGGGGTTTGACAGACCAATTGTCTGATTGGAAATTATTGGTTTTATTCTTCCTTTTACCCATGTACGTGATTTTAAGGGGAGTTCCTTTTTTAAGAGCACCATTCTCAATATATTGCTCCAAAATACCGACTAATCTTCTGGAACCGTTAGTTATAGTTTGAACTGTTCCGTCTGCCTTTCTTTCTAAGAAGAAAGCACAATCTAAATCTATTAATTCATCTGGATTGGTAGCACTCAATACCTTTTGTGGTTTGATTTCTACAAAAAATATTTTCTTAAATTCTCCAGCCTGTTCTGGAGACCAATAATTACCGCACAAGTCTATTGGAAGTTCTTGGGCATCATCCAAAGAAGGAAGATTGTCTTTACTCAAATCTGCTGTTTGGATCTCAAATACAGATTCTTTCTCTCTAATGGTTAATTCTTTTTCTTCTTTCATATCTTATATTATTTAAAGTGGTTTAAATTGCTCCCGGAGTGCCGATCAAAGCAAACCGGGATTAAGTTAAGATAGTCTGCGGATAATATCACCGCCATACGAATTTTTAGTCAGTTCTATAAACTCATAGACGGTAAACCTATTATTGTCTACATCTATACCTTTATCCGTGCAAAAAGCTTCTCTTCCAGCCTTGCAACTCCCTGTGAGTACATGATGCCATATAAACAAGTCTTTAGCAGAATACTTTTTAGAAAAGTCAGAGAAATGTTCTTTAAACTTAAGGATCCTTTCCTCTTCTGTACTATCATCATAAAGCTTCTCTTGCAAAGATTCAAATGCCTCATGTAGAGTATTACCATGAGAAAATTGATTATTCTCTTTTACTATAAAACAGGGAGTAAGAGATAAGTCAGAATGAAGGATAAAACCTTTTGCGATATTACCTTTTACATTTGTGATAATAGTAGGTATATTATCTACTATATAAATAGGATTTCCATTTATGGATTTTACGCCATCGCCATAGCCATCGCCATAGCCATCGCCATCGCCAGAGCCATAGCCAGAGCCATCGCCATAGCCAGAGCCAGAGCCATCGCCATAGCCAGAGCCATAGCCAGAGCCATAGCCAATATTTAGAAACTGTTTTATTCTATCTTCCATTACCTTGCCCATACCGATACACTTTCAATAGATTTTACAGCTTTATCCGAACACGGGATAATTTCAATCACATCCAAAATCTCTATCTCTGGAACCGTAACTGTGAATTTGCATTCAGATGGGGTAGTCGTACCATTAACTGCTAATTGAGATATACTAGCAGCACCATCCCAATACCACAATCTACGACAATTTGCGAGCTTAACCTCACTACCATTTCTTTCTACTAACTCTCCGAAAAATACACCGGAACGATCTCCTCTTACAATTACTTTTTTCATAACTATATATATTATTAAAGTGGTTAATCGAAATAAATAAAGCGCCTATCCTCACGAACCGACGCTTCCAAAATTGCATTTTAACGACAAAATTTTGTTCCTAGATACCGAACCAACGGACACTAGGATTAGAATGGTTATTTGCGATTTAAAATTGCTTCTACGTCACTTTCACGATATAATCTTTTCCCTCCAACCTCTATTTTACGGAGATAACCTTTTTTATCCCAACTCCATAAAGTTGATGGATCAACATGAAGTTTTTCTGCAACTTCTTTTATCGTTAAATATCTCTCTTCCGGTCTAACAAATGATTCTTTGACCCCTTTTATTGATTTTTCAATCAAATGCTCCGCAAAATCTTTTAAGTCTTTACTTTTAATTTTCAAAGTAACATCTGCGCCACTATCCAATATTTCTGTAATTCCCATAATTCCTCCTATTATTTTTGTTGAACTTCTCTATAACTTCTCTCTAATAACATTACTATAGTGAGAACTACCATTATAACGGCTGATATAGTCTCTTTAGTAGTTATTTCCAATTGCGTCGCTAAATGCATAGACATCCCCAAAGCAATGACCGCAATTACATTCTGAATTTTATGAATTATTTTCATAGAACATATTTTTATAGTTAATATTAGGCAGCGAACATCAAATCACCGTCTCTTTTAGGTCTAATCGCCCTTGCCGATATTCGAGCATTGGAACGCATTCTTAACCTTCTCATGTCCATTTGGAAATTAGGAGTTATAGCTAAAATGAAGAACCATACAGAGAAGAAAAATTCAATTCCATGCTTTCGTATTTCTTTCAGATCGAAATTTCTTTTTGCCCTATCACATAGCATATATAAAGTAAGCTCGACATTGTTATTAATGCCTAGTTTCTTATGAATGTCCCGTATTTGCGCTTTTATCGTCCAAACCGACTTTTTAAGAAAATCGGCTATTTCATCAGGAGTATGACCTTTTGCTACTTCATGAGCAACTTGGTACTCACATGGAGATAAAGGTTCCATTATGCAGTCCTTTTAATTTTAAAGTACTTAAATCCTTTAATGACTTCCTTTTCACCCTCTCTTTCTATCAGTACTTTATATTTTCTTTTTAACCGATAACGAGCCGAACTCATAACACAATCATAGCTTTCATCAGGTATTCTAACTACTTCTCCTAATTTCAATTTAGAGATAGAATTTACCCAATCTCCTGTTATTGTTTTAATTCCTTTTGTCATAAGATTAATTATTTGATTATTATTGTGGATGGTAGAGGAATCGAACCTCTCTCAATCGTGATAATTGGTTGCGCAACACTAAGCTCTAACCGATAAGCTAACCACCCTTATTAAAAAAGTGCACTATCTTCACAGACCGTACACTATACAACACAAACACAAAATAAAAATTACAAAACAAAAATTTGTCTATGGAATTATTTTTCAATATTGATTTTTACACCATTGATTATCCCCAAATGCCTTAAATACACTTCATCTGGATAGACATATCTTTCATCACCGCCATGTATCCTAATGGTATGGGAACCGTCTATATGAATGCCAATGCTACCATATCCTGACGTAAACTTTTCGCCAACAAATACAAGCCTTTCAATATGAGTGAATGCATCTGAAACGCAAATAATATGGCACCCATCTGTACGAATAATACGTTTGTATTCTGGATCCATCCTTTCCTTGCATTCTTCAAGTTCTCGTATAATATCGACATCACCACCGAATCTTCTACCCTTATAAATTGGTTCAGATAACTCATAAAATCTTTGGTAATTGGTTGTTTCTACCAATTTGGCTATAATTTCTTTCATTTTTATAAATTTAAAGTGGTTGTGCCCTACCCGATTCTCGCTATCGGATGCCGTTCAATCCGTCAGTAGGGCTATATTGTAATCAGCGTACGGACGCCCAACCCCGTTTTCTTACTGATAAAGACGATGTTTTTCAGACTGATTTTAACTGATTTATTACTCTTTATACTGCGAGTCAACAGCCATTTTAAAGCTATCGGTGCATTTTCATATACCCATTAAGGTGATGGGCACCCCACATATCGCTGTGAAACGGGGCTATATATAAAGAGCACCCTATAGCCCTATTAGGTGCTCATATCGAATTTAAAAATTATTATATCTTCCAGCGATGTTCGTGCCTAACCGATCATACTCACCACGTTATAGACAAATTGACGTGCTGAAAGTTGGGTTCGTTTCATGTCTTGCGTTTATTATTGAACGTGTGATATTTTTTGCACCGTTGCTTTTATTGCTATCTGTGGTGCTGAACTGGTGTATCAAACCACCATCTTGCTACAGCCTAACTACCTACCTTCACAGGCTTCATATTTCTGTTACGCAAGTCTTAACTGTTTCCAAGATGTCAAAGAACTAATCAATGTGCCCGTAGCAAATATTCTCTACGTTGATACGGGCTTTTATTCCCCGTCCGACTGGTTTCCCTTACTCACAGCGCTGATTGTCGTAGGTGCTTTATGTCGGATTATCAGACTACCTTTTTACGGGTTATATTTTATCTCCAAGAACCATCACGGTTTACATAATCAGCATGATTTCCGGCAAAGAACGCCTTCAAAACATTTCCCTTGCTTGCATTGAATACCGGCTTGAAAGACTTCTTTTCCTCTTCAACCTCTCTGTATTCTTTTTGCTGTCTCTTTGCCAAGAACCAAGCCTTTTTCAAGGCTTCACTCAAAGAGATACGACGATACGCTTTCAAAACATGAGCGTGTTTCATTATCTCACTGTTGTTGAATTTTCCAGTTTCTGTCAAAAATGTAAATGCGTTCATCGTCTTACCTATTTTTAGTTATGTAAAAAATTTGCTTTTCTCGCTCAATCTTTGTTACTTTGCGTTGATTGATTGATTGATGTTGCAAAGATACTAGAAGTTCTATATCTAGCATAGTATTTCTAGTTAATAAACGTTATAATGCTAGATTTTCTATAATTAAAACTAGAATATCTATATGACTTTAAAAGAGAGAATGTTCTATCTTATTGAGAAAGAAGGAATTAATCCTAATCAATTTTATACTATTTCTGGTTTAGGAAATGGGTACTTAAATAATGTTGGGGAAAGTTTCAGAAAACCTACAATTGAAAAAAATTAAAAAAAGTTTTCCTCATTGGAACATGGACTGGATTTTAGAAGGGAAAGGAAACCCTTTTATTGATACTCCTTTAAAAAAATAGAAGTTCTAGAAGCAATACCTATTGGCCAAAGCCATATTATAAACGTACCATTAGTGAGCCAATACGCACAAGCAGGATATTTATGTGGATATCAAGATGCCGCATATATGGGAACACTCCCAACAATACCATTTATTATTGATCATGAAGCAAAAGGGAATTATGTTGCTTTTGAAGTCAGAGGTGAAAGTATGAATGATGGAACAGAAGAAAGCTATCTAGAAGGTGATCGATTACTTTGTAGAGAAATATACCCTCAATACTGGGCTCAATCAAGATTACATTATACTAAATGGGATTTTGTCATTGTACATGAAGAAGGTATTCTTGTAAAAAGAATCATAGATCACAACGTAGAAAATCATACTATCACTATACATTCGCTCAATGAGATGTATCCTGATAGAGTGATTAACCTAGCTGAAGTAAAGCAAATTTTTAACGTTATCGAACTACAAAGACCTAGAAGGAGATAAATATGGGAAATTTGGAGTTGTTTTTAAGTAATCATTTATATTTCAACAAGTTAGCCTACAATTTTAAATCTTTGTAAATCATTAGTAAAACAGAGACTAAAAAAGCATCAATATTGAATGATTTTCTATGCAAATATAGTGAATACTTTATAGAATAGAAACAAAGTTGGATATAATCAAAAAAGGCAGCTTATTCGGCTGCCTTCTCTATCTTTTCCCTAAATGTTCTCAACTGGTCTACAGTCGGATAAAACGTAGGGTTCTCCCAGTTCCTCGAAATCACTGCTATCATCGAATCAAGGTATTTCCCGCAATCGAGAATCTTTGCGCATTTATCAAGCTGAAATTCCCCGGCCGGGTATCTCTTATTATTGAGCGTTTCTTTAGCCCAAGTTAGCAACTCGTTTATTGAGTCATAGTCATATTTCTTTTCTTCTGCCATATTACATATCTATTAAATCTTTGAAGTTATTTTCATTGTATTTTTCGGCAAAGTACATATACAAGTCTGATCCGGCAATATATCCAAGAAAGACATCTATAGTATAGTTGGTTAATCCCTCCTCGACCGCCTTCACTTGTTCTACACGTATCTTCCCCTTTTGTGCCACCGCATACCTTGACAGATTACGGGATTCTCTAAACTCTTGAAGCTTTTGCCCCATAACTTCTCTGTAACTACTCTTATCCATAATATTATCTTATATCTTCTGAATAAACCTCTTCGCCTGTTTCATTGCATACAATTGATACAGTACCATTTTTGTAATCCGAGAAGTATGATTCATTTGTACCATTATAGGTATCGATATAATTTTTGCAATAATCGAATGATTCTTTAAAACCTTTGCTGTTTGAATCGTTAGAATCGTTGAAGTGTACATCGTAAGTTTTCATAATCTTTATCTTTTAGTTGTTATTACTTTATTTCCTTTTGACATTGCAAAGATAGTACAAATATTTGTAGTATGCAAGCTTTTACTACAAATATTTGTATGTTATAAAACATATGTTTAAATTGGGGTATAAAAAATCCCGGCATATCTAATACACCGGGATTATTTGTTAACGATTACCGGCCTTCTACTTTACCGGTGTACGATTAATTTCTGATTATCTCATATTTCTCCTCCTTTCATTGAACTTTTTTCATTGGAAATTGTTGTATAGCTGAATTTTAAACTTTTCATACCGGGGAGGTCTGTGAAGATATTAGCCGGTTAATTTCTGAATAACTTAAGCATTAACACAATAGATAGTATTACAATTACGCCAACAGCCCAGCCGCCAAGCTCTATTTTCATTTGTTGCCACCGGGCTAGCTGTTTCTCCACCGGATAAGGGATCTGCACGGAATCGGTCAGCATTACCGTATCTGTTTTGTTAATTGTCAGATACCGGTATTTATACCGATACTTCTCCTTGTAGACAGTATCTCCCTTTACGAATAGGAATATACTGTCATGCTCATAGATGCTGTCAAAACGGATGCTGTCACGTGTCTTGTACTCCGTCTTCACAGTCTCTACCGGAACATACTTAATGCTCCGGCAGGATGTGAGACATATTGCCAGCATCAATAGAATGATGTAGAGCAAGTTTTTCATAAAACACTATCGCTTGAAGACCACTCCGAACTTGCCAGCAAAGTATTCAGTTCTTCGCCTTCGTATACCGGATAAGGGTAAGAAATAACTGATGTCTCTCCGTCTTCCGAAAGGGTCATAATCATTTTACTTGCAAAAATCTCTGCATAATGCGTTGCTTTCATCAAAGCCTTTTCGCCATTTGCATTTATGAGAGGTACCAGATTTCTTTTATCCAGTTCCTTCTGCGGTACTTCCTTCAAATCGGAAGCCGGGAAAATAATGTACTGTAGCGATCCCATAACTTATACTTGTTAGTTAATATCCTATCCCTGAAAGTTCCTTTTTGACCCAAGAGATGAACTTATCATGCTCCTTCACTTCCGGGTTATCCGGATTCTCACGGAATTTCCTAGCCATGGATGCCCCGAAACTGGCTACGTCCATGGCGTTATTGAGCCGGTAGGCTTCCATCTCAGCAGCATTAATCGCTTTGTCTCGATTAACAGGTTTTGAAACCTTTATTGGATAAGCTTCCAACGGATGAACGGTGTTCCCTTCCAGATCCGTGACAACTTCTCCTTCACGATGTCCGATGTACAATGTCACGGAATTACCCTCATCTATGGACACACATTTTCCGCTTCTCCATGTTGTTTTCCCCTGATTGATATCCTCTTCTATTGTAGAAGGAATACTTACGTAATTAATTGTTTTCATATTGTTCAATATATTCTAATTGATAAGTACTGTCTTTAAATATATAACCGCACTGGTTTTCTATTTCTACATCCTCCAAAGGAAGAATGTTTTTCTTACCGAAAGTCTTCTCACATAACAGGATGTATTGAATAATCCCCTGAAAGTTTCCATGAAACTCTCTTGCCAGCATCCTGCCCGTTGGCTCACCATCTTCGTTTTTTCCTCCATACCAATCAGGCATTTAATCCAGTTGGCATTTCCTTTTGAATCTGTTCTGATTTCGTAATCACATATTGATATTGTTTCTCCGATTAAATCCTTTGGAAGGATATTCTTGGCATCCATCCGCCGGTCAATCTTAATCTTTCTGGTCAGTTCCTTTAGTTTCATTGTTTTTTCTATTTTACACATTAATGACCATGTATCCCCATGTTTAAGCATCCCAAAGTAAGAAGCCCAACTTTTATCGCTGTTACAACATTTCGCATCGGCAACCGTTGTTTTTCGGATAGTGGTATATCCTTTGTTATGCGCTGTAACCGGTTTGCTATTCCGGTGGAATATATATCCGCAGAAATCCAACGGTTTATCCATCGGCTGTATTTTTACCGTATGACGCTTACTCCGTATTCCGAGCAGAACAATTGCCATTATTCGCATTGCCACGAAAACGCGCAGCCGGCTCCTTGTCCGTTATTTCAACTTATCCGTTCCGTTTCAGAGGTCACAGTCCCTATGCCGGACTTGTCGGAAGCCGATAAGATTAAGCGGGGGTTGCACCCCCTTTATTCCGCTTGCAGCGGGACTGCGTCAACTAGTATTCTGGCTTGGGCAGACCCGGCATAAGCGCGAGCAGCATTAGAAACAGCGCTATTCGCAGTCATAGACCGAGCAGAACAATGGTCATAACCCGCAGCGCCACGAAAACGCGCAGCAATGCGAGCACGTTGATTAAGGATGCTACTCCAGTTATTTTCATCCCATGTATAAAAGCACTCTCCCTGACCGATACCCCCACCTTTGGCTGTTTTCCAAGAAGTGTAGGACTGACGGGAGGACGCATAACCGCTACCCAAGTTTATAGCACTACCTATTTTAGGATATTCCTTCTCAAAGTCAAAAATACCAAAATCATTCTTTGTAGCGTTAGTTTCTTTCAGCCACTTGGTCTGGTCAGGTTGCAGGTATAAGTCCACGGGTAAGTTTACGCGAGTTTCCGAATTAGGCTTATTACATGTCCCAACCTGTTCATAACCACCACCCCAGTAAGCGAACACGTCTCCGGACAGGTTCATACCATGACACAATCCCATACGAAGAATTACTTCCAAGTCAAAGTCGGCAGTTTCTCCGGCAGCATTAAATGCGGAAACGGTTTCAGTCATCAGTTTGTATACTTTCACATTCATTTCTCCGTCAGCCAGACCATTGACACCGGTTACATTTTTATACCAGTAAGTACCACCGTAGAACTCAAATTCCGAACCTTCGGAAACTCCGGTTTCAACAGCAAAAGAGGCAGCCATCTGACTTTCCATGCACTGCTCTTTCGGATGCTCCGTATTTAACCAATTGGAGAAATGCGTTTTACCGGCTGCATTATTGTAGCACATATCCGAAGGAGTGAAGTTCCATGTGCCATACTTCCATGTATCCTCTGCGGACAACTTGTACCGTACCCCGCCATTCTCTTTCCATGCAGCTTCGGAAGAACACCCGTCATTGGAAGAAATCCCACCGGAGAACAAGGCTGCTTTATGCAGGTATTTTGTCCCATGCAGAACTTCCATACAAGTAATGAATGTATTTAAAGCATGATATCCACCTTCGGCAAACGGGTATGAAGCGTCCACATCCGCGTTGTTGGCACGGCTCCAGTTCATATCGTTTACCTGTTGCATATCATTTACTCTCGGATAAGTACGTCCGTTGTAGAACATGGAACAAATATTGCTTACCCCTCTGGCGGATTTACAGTTATTGTTGTCCGGCTCATAAACGTAGAAAAAACAACGGGTCTTATTGGCTACCGTACACACCATACTTGGAGAGATTGCTGTGGGAACCAGTGCATAGGGAGTAGTATCTATACCATCCCATGTTGTTGGGGAAGTAAAGACGCCTTTCCAGCGTTTACCGCTCTTACCGACCACATTGTCCAGCAAGTAGAAGGTGACTCCGTTACCCAAACCGATAGTGTATTTGTTTTCTGTTGTTTCCCACGGACGCAAGATACGGACTTCTGTACCGGTTGAATCGTATAGTTTTTGTGTCATCCCATGTTCATTATAGAACGATTCCGCATCAAAGGCACCTGCATCACAATACTTGGTTGCCTGTGAATTGTCCAGATAAAGTTCTACATCGCATTCCGCACGCATCGCTTCCGTGATACCGACTGTAGGTGCAAATCGACCGTCCTCAAAACGGAGAAGGTTGTTCCGTTTCAATTTGCCTACTGGCTTGGTTGTTTCACGGGTATTGTCAGTCGTGTCTAACAGGTAAAAATCCCATTGAGTAAGTAAACCGGAATTACCGATGGTTTCAACGGAATCGGGATTCAGTGAACCGTTCTCCCATGAACCTATGCAGTAATTGGGAGAGAGAGCGGATAACTCGGAGAAGTTATCGTCTATTGCCTGGGCTAAAGTTCCCCACGATTGTTCACTGTCTTTTGCTATATCAAATATCTTTTTCATAATATCATTCGTTTTTAATTAATGTTTCATTTGAAATTAAAGTCTCGTTATTCAGCATTGTCAAGTAACTGGAGATAACAAGGTTTATCTTTTGAGGAGATTTGACTATCTTTCCCGTAATCTCGTAAACGCCATTATCACCAGATATGGATATGTCGCTGATAGCATTGCACGACACCTCCATTAGCTTATCAGAGGTATTTGGCAACGTTACAGTGATGGTAACCATGCTATCTACAGAGATATATTCTCCGGGATTAACAGAATAGGAAATGGAAGAATAAGGTAGATTACTCTTCACTATCGGTCTGAACTCCACCATATCCGGATACAGCGTACCCAGCTTGTGCTTCTTCAACTGACGCTCTATCAAGAACTCGGACATGCTATAGGGGAAGGACATGAGAGAGTAGATAGCTCCGTTGAAGAAACGAGAATCATTATCCCGTATCGTGCCTAACCACATATCAGTGCCATCTTCTGCTGCACCAGCTGTTATAGATTGCCCGCAATAAGAGTGTTTAGATAAATAAGATATACTTCTAGTAGAAATAAAATTTAGACCAGAAGTAGCTTGACCAAAACTATAAACACTATTTTCGGCAGTTTCCACAAATGCTCCTGGATTATTCTTTGACGATATAGCTCCAATATTAGCAAATATTTCTCTATCGGTTACTACCGTATAATCCTTGTAAACAGGCATCCCTGTCACCTTACCGAAGTCATTTATTCCGTCAAGGCATAGAGCACCTGCGTGGGGGGGAATCTGCTCTATTACAAGATTAGACCAATCACCACTATTATTATTTATGTAAAAACCACTAGCAGATGATAGAGTAAATTCTGGGATAGTGTAGACACCGTTATTGATAGTTACAGAAAACTTATCATCTGTACCATTATTATTCCCTATGAATCCAAATTCTCTTGGTGCTCCTGATACTTTTACTTTAGTTTCTGAAATTAGTCCGGAAACATTTCTAAAAGTTAGCCATCCACCCGATAAATTAGGCTTTGTACTAGTTAACTTTGTAGAAGTAAAATTCATACCACTATTTTTTTTCCACTCCAAAAAATCCATTCCGTACTTCCCGATACCTGAATCCCCCTTCCAAGCAATATTGTTCAACTGAATATCCCTACCGTTGCCTGAAAAGTCAATCAGCTTGTCGCCAAACTCTGCATGGTTCTCATTGGTGATTCCCTGCTTGATGGTATTACACAGTATATCAGGTTTAAGAGTTCTATCCAAGTTGAAGTAGGCGATTACTTGGTTGATTTGGTCGGTAGTCAGTACCTTGTTGGCGATGATTGTCCAATACCAAGCTACTTGACAGCATTCTCCTATGGTTCCATCATTAAATTTATATCCTTCAACTGAAAATTTACCGTCTAACTTCCCTGCACTTGTATCTTTGATAAAATCATTTTTGTCACCCAAAATGTCTTTTACTTCGGTAACACTTGGAGAAGTTATATATGAATTATAATTTATATTAGTTATTCTATAACCACTTATTGATAGTTTTCCTCCGGATTTATCAGTAAAACGATTCCTTATAAATCCGTTTTCATAAGGTCTAATTTGATTATTATATGTATATTTACCATTAGTAAGATTCCACATCATTGTGACTACTGTACATTCAGTACTTCCTCCCAACATCTCCTGAACAGTCTTGGTGGAAGTAATCAGGTCGTCAACTCCGTCGGTGACGAATGCGCCTTCATATTCAGGAAGAACTTCGATAGTAATATCACAATCAAATTCTTTAACTCCTTCGGAAATAGGAGTTACTGTAAATCCTACCCATACACCATTATGTAATGAATCACTTGGAATATAAGACTTGGGTAATTCATGAGTACCATTTTCTAAAACCGCTATGGTTTCAGAGATAGCATCTTCTGTTTTTAAATACCTATACCATAATTTACTTTTTCCTTCAAGTCCACTTACTTTAATTTTAAAAGAAGGTATTTCTTTAACATTAAGAAGAGAACCATTTAGTTTTACATAACTAAACAGTAAACCGTTACCTGCAATTAACGCTTTAGTGATATGTAATTTATTATCCTCAATATTCCATGTAAAAGTCCCTGTTGGCATTTGGTTCCAAGTTTTATTAGCACCAAACACAACAGGATAACCATTATAACCCGACATACCTTCGTAAGCTGCGTTGCTGATTACAAAATCTCCACCTCTATCTTTTATTTTATTCTTGATAATGTTACGGTCAGTACTATCATTCGATTTACCGTAGGCTGACCATACCCCTACAAGAGCGTCTTTAAGTTCAGGTGGGAAGTATGCCCCACCTGTAACTCTAGACTTAAATCCTATGGCATTGGCGTTACCAATACCAGTAATATTAGTACCCATATTGTAATGTTCCTTCTTCTGCGTCTCTTATTTCTTCACACATCTCAGGGTTCCATCCGGGATATAGTACTGTTTCTATGAAATTGTCCTGTCCTGCAGGTCTAATCTCTGCTGTTATATTATCATCAGTAATATTCTTTATCAGAAATATCACACCGGGGAAGAAATCTCCGGCAGGAACATTCTGCAAGATACTTACTTGGACAGAAGATATTTTTCCTTCTCTGTTTGCTACTTTTCCGTATCCGTACATATTATATCGTTTTAAAATTATTAATCATTCATACCTATTGACCATTCTGCAGGTATGCCAGCACTATTTGTTATTAATGCTTTAGACATTTGATAGAATGGTTGTGTTCTATATTTAAGAGATAGTTTGTTTAGCCAATTCCATAGCTCAGGTACAGTTCCTTGAGTTGTCTTACAACCACCAAACATATAAGATACGTTTGATACATTTGCATGTTTTGCTCTTGTTACTAACGTACTGTCTATCTTTATTGGGTTTCTTCCATAAGTATATAAACTAGCTGTTACATTATCACTACTATCTACACTCAGAGATGAAATTGAGAATGTACCTCTTAGGTTTCCTAAAGCTCCATTTCTAGAGAATAAGTCAGTAGGGACTTGTGCAGGCAATGTAGCATCCGAATACCATCTACAACACATCCAAGTTCTATCTAAGTCTGAAAGACCCAAATTATTCACAAATAGTGAAGAAGATAGAGCAATATTAGAAGGTATCTCATTGTATGAGAATAACAACTTAATAGAAGTTAAATTTCTCAATGTTGAGAATAGGTTCGGTGGATACATTGTTCCAGCATTTGTAGTATCAGGCCAAGTATATGGATTAACCATAAAACAATAATAAAATATACCTTCTAGCTTAGTCACATTAGATATTGGCTCAAACAATCTTGGCGGGATTCTACCACATAGACCATAAGATTGATAATTACCAGTGTCGCCTGAAGAAATCCCACTTTGCATAAATATGTTATTCACATTCAGTGCTGCACTGTTTTCACAATATCTAAATAAATCTGGAGGACAAATGTAGTTCATAACTAGTCTTTTAGCTGTGTAAGAAGCAGGAGTTATACATGACCTACTATTGTTTTCGTCTTCCATAGTATCTGGAATGGTTGTTGGAAGTGTAGTTACAGTGCCATTTAATACATCTCTATATAAATTACTGTTTTCTATAATTCCCTTCATTCCAACCCTACCGTCAACTGCCCAATAATTCCACATTTCTTCATAGGGGTCATAGTTAGTATTCTTCAATACTCTACGAATATCTCTATTTGGATTAGGAATAAACTCTGGCTCTGCTCCAGGATTCTCTGGATTATAAGCAGGGTTAGGAACCTGTTCTCTTGGGTCATAAGCAGAGTTCTTTATAAACTCAACTGGGTTATAGTCTTCATTAATTGCTACTAAATCCCCTGAATCTCCATATTCTAGATTTCCCCAATCAATTAAGTATTGAGATGCATCTAGACTTCTAAATCCTCTTAGACATCCATCTAAGGTTCTTATAGTTCTATTTAATTGTTTTCTTGTAAACTCATATGTTTTAGTTGCAGGTAATTGAGTTGGCAATTCATCATCAGGAATCCATTCTCCACTTTCTGTAATACCAAATGTTTCAGTAATTCCAGAAGCTGCAGCGTCTGTATGATTCCAACCAATAAATTGTTTTCTTACATCCGTTTCTTGATAGAATAAACCATAAGGAACTTTTCCTATTTTACAATAGTTAGATGTATCTTCCATAAAACAAGCTGT